ACACCGCTAGCCTCATCAACAACCAACATAACATGCTCAGAGTGAACTCCAGCTAACGCTTCTGGCGTTTCGGCGCGACTGGTTCTAGCCGAAATAAACATCTCACTGGGCGCAGAAGTATGCTCAACGCGATCCGACTTTACATTCAGCACCTCGTGAAACGCAGGCGGCAACTCATTAATCCAACGCTTCATCTCAGCAAACAACGCATCAAACAACTGACTAGACGTAGGGGCAGTCACCACAACCTTATTCGGATAATGCATCAAAAAATACCACAACATCGCCCAAGACGCAGCAGTTGACTTGCCCGTACCATGCCCAGAACGCACGCTAATCTTTCGCTCACCAGACGCTATGGCCTCCAGAAACTCAGCCTGGTAATCCAATGGCTCTACGCCAAGCACCTCACGCACAAACAATGTAGGCTTCTTGGAGTAGCGCTGGGCAAACTCCATCATCGTGTTTTGCGATAAATCATTCATGCTCAACAACCTTCATCTTACGCAGCGCATCTAAATGCAAGTCACCAATATTAATATTGATCTGCTGATTAGCTCGATTGCCATACTTCTCAGGGTTCCAATTAGACGCAGCTAAATTGTGCTGACCAACCTTCTGCTTCAGCAAACCTAAATCAACCTGAGTAACATTGGCCTCGCTAATATCACGATCCCCACCCAAAGCCTCCATGATCTCACGCTGTCTACGGTCATTAACCTCAGAAATAGCCTCAAAACCTGCCTCAAAATGCGCGTCAGCCGCGACACGCCTAGCCTCATCTATCGCAGTAGTTAACTCAGGATCACGCAAAATCATGTTACGCAAAGACCCAGCATGAACATCCAAATCTCGCGCTAAACTTGCAATGGAATTACCTTCTAACACCCACTCACGCAGATATTCACCGCCACCCCTTCGCTTGATCTCAGCAAGCGTTTTCCTAACCATCGGCCTGCCAGCCATACCCAACTCCTCATAAATTTTACAGAATTTTAGCATGATATTCCGCAAAAGCAATACAGGGGGGGGTGTGGGGGTCACGAAGAGGAAACTTTGCCGTGTAAGGGAGAATACACAAAACTAGAACGCGACCCCTGCGATTTGTATAACATAAAATTTTGTGTGTGGGAATGTATAATAATAATAGGGGTAGGCTGGGGCTTGACGGGGGGGGTCAAAGTCAAACAAAGCCTGGCAAATGCTTTTCGCATAATATGCATTATGTTAATTTTTTGCCTATCTTATTGGGCATACGCAAGGATTAAGCGTAAAACTTGACTTTCAAGCAAGAATAATGCACACGCGCGCGCGTCCACAACTGATACTTTCAATGTGTGATTTGTTAGTTTTTCTTTATCTTTCTCTATAATGATTTCTTTACAATATCTTTTTAATATATTAGAGTGATTCGTATAAAGAGAAAAAGCAAGGATTTAAAATGGACATTCTTAAAACACCCAGCGACTACGCCAAGCAAGTAAAAGATTTAGGCTTTACTAAAGAAGAATTTTGTGAGGCTTTAATTGAAGCAAAATTACCAAAGAAGTATATATTAGACTGCCTTCACGCTTGGTAACTTAATCCATCGCTTAGAAGCGCTGCAAAGCGCTTCCTTGCCATGCGTCAAGCATGAACAACCAAAACAAATGAGGACAAAATGAAAATACATTACACAAAATACAAGCCGCTCTATGAGGCTTACATTCTACAATTTATTGAAGACGAAGACGGCAACCAACCACCAAACAAAGCCGCTTCAGTAGAAATACTTTACCAACGAATTTGGAAAGAAAAAGGTTGGCAAATAGAACGCGACGGAATGCGCGTTGCTGTAATCGATTGGTTGCAAGGGCTTGCGTTACCTATCGCACATTATAGTGATGAAATTATTGATTTAGCGATTGACTTACAATCTATCGATGAAAACCCAAGCGACAAACTGAAGGAACAAGTTGTCAATAACTATTGGTCATTTATGGCAAATATTATTCTTGGAATGGAGAGAAAAAATGACAAAATATAACTTTATTGGTAACTTGATACGCGCTGGAGGCGATGCAAAAACAGTTAAGGGAAATGATAGCGGCTATTTAACTGCTATTATGTATATGACACCATATAAAACACTTGGTCAAAATCTTTGCCCAATGGCTGAACAAGCTGGATGTTTAGAAGGATGTTTAAATACGGCTGGTCGTGGCGTTATGAGCAGCGTGCAAAAAGGTAGAGCAAGAAAGGCCGAATGGTTTATTAAGGACCGCAATGGCTTTATGTTACAGCTAGTCAAAGACTTAACACGCTTTGAAGCTTATTGCACCAAACGAGACTTGAAACCAGCTATAAGATTAAATGGTACTACCGATGTTCGTTGGGAATTAATCAAGGTTAATGGACAAACTATCTTTGAATTATTCCCTAATATAACTTTTTACGATTATACAAAGCTTGCGAACAGACGCAACATTCCAAGCAACTATGATTTAACTTTCAGTTATAGCGCCGCAAATCCCATATACCTAAAGCAAGTAGAAATTGCTAAGGCTAACGGGCTGAACATTGCCGTTGTATTTCGCACTAAGGAAAGCATACCAAGCGAATTTATAGGCTTACCCACAATAGACGGCGATAAAACAGACTTGCGTTTTCTTGACCCTAAGCAATCAATCGTTGCACTTTATAGCAAGGGCAAAGCTCGTAAGGATCAATCTGGTTTTGTAGTTGACGCCGCATGAAACGACTAACCAAAGAACAAAAGCAAGATATTAAACAAGCTATAAAGGAAGACAACAAACGCATTGAATACCTTAGATTGTTTGGGAATCAGTCTGAGGCAATCAATGCAAAGCGTGCAAAGCATTTAAGGCCTAGTGTCTTAGCTAGCTACTATAACGTAACAGCAGCACAAATAAGAAACGTAACAGAAGGAGTATAAACAAAATGAAACATTATCTAAAAGAGTTAAAGCATGAAGCACCAACAATAGCAGCTTTCTTATTTGCTGTATTTGTTATCTTGAACGCGCCAACGCTAAGCAAATACTTTGCCTTAATTATGCTTGATATATTGTATTGATATTATCTAAATAATATGTTTATAATATTATATAACGAATCAAACGAGGATTAGACAAAATGACAACAGACCTAGAAAAAAACATTATCCAAGCGTTACGCGAGTATTCACCGTTAATCGCTACAATCAAGTTAACTAAAACTATGATTGATAAGCACATCATAGACGCGAATGCATCTGTTAGAAAGTTTAGCCGTCTATATGATGTAGATTATGACACCATGACAAACGGCGATAAGGTAAGCATTGACGCTCAATATGAAGACGGCACGCCATGCAAGGTTAATTTTTACCGTACTCAATCAAGGTCAGATAGGCGCGTTTCAATTAGCGGTATCAAAAAGCAAGCCATTGCAGGTGACACCGTTGCAATAACTTTAATTAACAACAACACAATAATTATAAACGTTACTCACAAGGTAAACGACAAACTAACAGCATAGGATTAGACAAATGAGAATTAAGCTGGACCAATGGCAATTAATGCAAGCCATAGAAGAATATTTAAACAATAAGGATATTAATTTTGACTTAACCAACACTTACACAGAAATGTACGCCCAAGTTACTGAAAACATAAGGCAGCATAAGAAACATAAGAATGGCAAAGTTGTGAAGAATGAATACGGCCACCCAGAATGGGAAACAGTAGGGCAAGAAACAAAATCCGTTCACATTAAAGAAGACGACGAAATAGAAATTTTTATAGATTGTTAAACACAAGGAAAAGACAAATGAGAAGATCAATGTATGTAAATTTTAACTTATACGAAAAACTAACAGAAAAAGAGCAAGACAAATGGAAAGAGTTAAACGGCGACAAATGGAGTGAGTTTCGCAATCAAATGCAAGAAAAATATTTTTCGCCTATCTACAAGCAAATGAATATGCTTGATGAAAACGTTCTACAGCTTTTGCACAACATGAAAGAATGCTCTAGCAGTGTTTATCAAAGCTTGAATGAAATTGGTGACGCTTGGGTAAGTGATGTTGAAAATCTTGGGTCTTGCGTGCGCCAGCTTACAGACTTACTTGAGCAGGATTTATAATTTTCCTCAGTAGTCGCAAGTCTACCAACTAAGCCCGATGTTTAATCGGGCTTTTTTTCTGCCCCACTCCCGTACACCCTTCTAAGCAATCGTAGCGCCTCATGAGAGACATGAAGCAAGTCTTTGCTAGGTATGGTCCCCAAATGCTTTCCGTCCTTCCATACGCGCAGCCCATCGTTGTAAACGCTCCATCTTAACGGCGTGTCGCTTTCATCAATTCCGTTTTTCTCCATAATATCGCTTTTCGCTCCTCTTCATTCCATTTGGGTAAATCGACTTGCAAGATTGAGCGTCTATTCGCAAAGCCGCGCAACTCTTCCAAATCATCAATTGAGTTTAGTTTGTCAGCAAATGTAAGCAACGGTTTTATCTTACTGTCACCACAAGGATAAACCCTAGCTTTGCCCTCGTTTATTCTTCTCTGCAAACTCTTAGAAAATTCTTCCATTCTTTTTCTCGCTATTATTACTACTATTATTATTAAACCTATAGGGTTTAATATAATAATAGTCAGAAATACTAATGTTGATTAATAGTATTATTTACTATTATTTTATATTAAAACTATTATTTATCCCACCTAACCCATTGTTTTTATTGCAGTTGCATTTTAATAGTATTTAGAACGCATCTTTTGTTTTTCCGTTTTTGTCTGTAAACCATATTTTACCCAAATTAATAGCGATATGACCTTCATTATGCAGTCCATCAAACGCTTGTTTATATGTAGAGTGAGGATTAGACGCGCCTGCAACTTTGCCTAGAAAGTGTTCCTTTATTTTTTCTTCATCTATGCACCAATACTTGCCACCTGTAGGCCAGCCTGCGCCGCTTGGGTTTGGCCCACCTGTTTTTTCGCCGCGCAACTGGTAAAACACTTCTTTAAACAGCTTTTGATTTTTGCCAGTTATAGCTTTCTTTTGTTTTTCTTCCATTTCATCTTGTGTAGCTTCACGAATAACGCAAGTTGTGACTTGATCCCCATCAGCGTCTTCCCCTAGTTCAATTACTTGCAGAATAAAGTTAATTTCTGCGCCTGTTTCTATGTCTCGTTGTTTTGTAGCTCTTGCGGTTCTAATGCGCGTTTCTTCGTCAAATGATAGCTCAATTTCAGTATCGCAAGCGGCGCGTAAAGAGCTAGCCCCACGGCTGCCCCTAGATATGTCCTTCCCTGAGTGGTGAACAAGCATAATATGAATACCTGTTCTTTCTCTAATTAGGTCCAGCCCTGCAATAAGTTTTGACATTGATGAGTTGTCATTTTCGTCCATGTTACCCAAAGCTGTAGCCCTGGATAGTGTGTCAATCACCATCATAGACACTTGCCCACGTTTTTTACTGATTTCTTTTATGATAGCCTCAACTTTAGCTATGTCTTCTTCAGCGTCATACAGGTTAATTGGGCTAGGTCTAACGGCTAGATTGACGTCTTCATAATCTGGGTATTTTTCTCGCAGTGCAAATAGCCTGTTTTGAAACGCTGCGCCACCTTCCGTAGCGAGATATAGCACGCTGCCCTTGTTGACTCTATTGCCCATCCATTCCCTGCCTGCTGCGATATGATAGGCTAAACTCATGCAGAAAAATGACTTACCCACGTTAGACGGTCCATAGACCACGCTAATTGAGTTTTCTGCTAGCCAACCTTTAGCAATGTATTTGTTGTCTAATTGCGGTCTGGCCTGATCTGGAAATATAACCTCGTCTAATACATTGCGCGGCTCTAATGCTTTGCGTGTAAAATCTGGGCCACGCGCCAGCCATACATCATTCCAGTCATAGCTTTCCGTTTGCGGCAATATGCTTTCCACGCCATGCTCTGTGAATGC